AGGACGGGCTGGGCTTGCAAGACCGTCTCAACGAGGTCGAGCAGAAACTCACCCGCCGCAGTGCGTCGAACGACGAGGGCGTCAAGTCAATCGGCGAGCAGTTCACCGACGGCGATGATTTCAAAGGCCTGGCCGAGAAAGGTCGTGGCGTTGCGCGCATGCGCCTGAAGGCGGTGACCAGCATCACCAGTGCCACCACTGGCACCGGCGGTGTTGGCGTTGCAATCGAACCGACTCGCGTGCCTGGCATCATTCAAGGTCCTGATCGGCCGTTCACCATTCGTGATCTGATCATGCCGGGTCGTACCAGCTCCAACGCGATCGAGTACGTGCGGGAGTCGGGCTTCCAGAACATGGCCGCGCCGGTTGGCGAAACGCTGGCCAAGCCTCAGTCTGATCTGTCGTTTGAGCTGATCACCACCACCGTCAAGACCATCGCTCACTGGTTCAGGGCGTCCAAGCAGGTACTGGCCGACGTGCCGCTCCTGCAAAGTTACATCGACGGCCGCGCAATTTACGGTCTCAAGTACGTCGAGGAAAACCAGATTCTGGCCGGTAACGGCACAGGTCAAAACCTGCTCGGCTTGATCCCGCAAGCTACTCCGTTCAACGAGGCGCTTCGTAAAGCTGGTGACACCAAGATCGACCTTCTGCGCCGCGCAATCCTGCAGGTGCGTATTGCCGAGTATCGTGCCAGCGCAATTGTGCTGAACCCGGTCGACTGGGCGGACATGGAGCTGGCTAAGGACAGCACCGGCAGTTACATCTGGGTCAACGTGCAGGAAGGTGGCCAGCCGCGCATGTGGCGTTTGCCGGTCGTGGACACCAACGCCATGCCGCAGGGCGAGTTCATGGTCGGCGCGTTCGATATGGCTGCTCAGGTCTTCGACCGTGAAGACGCCAACGTCGAGGTTTCGACCGAAGACGCGGACAACTTCACCAAGAACATGGTGACCATTCGTGCAGAAGAGCGCCTGGCGCTGGCGGTGTACCGTCCTCAGTCGTTCGTCCACGGCCCTTTCACTGATCCTACGCCTTAACAAGCGCGGACACCTACTGAAGGAGAGGCCCGGGCATCCGGGCCTTTGATCTGATGAGCGATATCAAACTGAAAACCATCAAGGGCTTCGAGTGGCGCGGCGCATACGCTCCGCCTCGGTCGGACATTGAGGCCAACGAGCTGGATGCTCGCGAGTTACTTCGCAATGGGCTCATTGAGGACTACACCGTGAAGTCTGCCGAGACCCCAGAAAACAAAAACGCCCCGGCCCCAGATAACAAGTCGGCACCCAAGCCTGGCACCAAGAAAAAGGCTGAGTAATCATGAGCGTGATCAGCATCGAACTGGCGATGAAGCACCTCCTGGCTGAACCGGAGGATATGGAACTCGTTCAGTCGCAACTGGATGGGGCCGAGGGGGCCGCGATGGCATACCTTCAGCGCTCGTTCTTTGCTGATCAGGCGGCTCTTGATGCCGCTCGCCTACAGGTGCCAACTATGCGAATTGCGGCGAGGCAGCAATATGATGCAGCCATGGCCGACGCCGCTTTGATCGATGACCAGCTTCTGCGTTGCGAGGCGATGAAAGATGCGAAGTTCTGGCTCTGCGAGGCGTTGGATGCCGCCACTCGTGTAGCACGGGGAATGATCATCAAACCCAGCATTCAATCTGCCTGTCTGTTGAAGCTCGGGCATCTTTTTGCCAACCGTGAAGAAGTAGTCACGGGCACCATTGCTACCGAACTGCCGCAAGCCTCCCAGGCTCTGCTGACGCCCGATCGCGTCGGGATGGGTGTTTGATGCGGGCCGGAAAATTACGACATCGCATTGCTTTCCAGGCCCCCGGTGAGGTTCAGGATCCCGCAACAGGCGAGATGCTTTCCGGCTGGATTCCTATTTGGGAGAGCGTGCCCGCATCAGTCGAGCCACTCAGCGCTCGTGACCTGATCGCAGCGCAGGCCGGCCAGTCCGAGGCGTCTGGTCGCATGGTGATTCGATTCCGTACTGGCGTGCTGCCGACCATGCGAATTCTGCACCGTGGCGACATCTACAACATTCAGGGGCCACCGATGCCCGATCCGGACTCAGGACTTGAGTACCTCACCATTTTGGTGGCGAAGGGGTTGAATGATGGTTGACGGTGTCGAGTTCAGCGTCATCGGTTTGGACTCCCTGCTGGGAAAACTTGATGCCGTTACCTATGACCTCAAGCGCAAGGGCGGTAGGTCAGCCTTGCGTCGTGCGGCGCAGGTGGTTGCGAACAAGGCAATCGAAAATGCGCAGAAGCTTGATGACGCAGAAACCGCAGAGGCGATATACAAAAACATCACTTTGCGTTGGAACGGTCGGCTTTTTAAAAACACCGGCGATCTGGGGTTTCGTGTTGGCGTTCTAGGTGGAGCGCGGTTGCCGAAGTCGAAACCCAAGGGTACGGATCCTGGTGGCCCCGGAGGGGACACCCGTTACTGGGCGTTTGTTGAGTTCGGTCACTCTACCGCTGCTGCGAATCCATTCATGCGTAAGGCTTTGGCAGACAACATCGACTTGGCCACCAATACTTTCGTTACCGAATACGAGAAAGCCATTGATCGTGCGATCAAACGTGCAGCCAAGGCTGCTGGGAGTAACTGATGTCAGCTGCACCTATTTTTTCCGTGTGTTCGGCTGATACCGGTGTCCAGGCACTTCTTGGCGTAACTCCTCACAGACTTTACCCGTTCGGCGAGGCGCCGGAGGACGTGGCTAAGCCGTATGCGGTTTGGCAATTGGTCACCGGTAGCCCGGAGAACTACTTGGCTGGCCGTCCAGACATGGATGGCTACACGTTGCAAGTAGACGTGTACGCAGTAACTGCCGCATCTGCCAGGGAGGTCACCGATGCGATCGTCCATGCAATAGAGCTCAAGTCCAACATTGTGAGCTGGGGTGGCGAGAAAAAAGACACCGCAACCAAACTCTACCGGTCGAGTTTCGACGTCGACTGGCTTGTGCCCAGGTAAAAGAGCCCCATCCCCAGCCCGCCATGTGCGGGTTTTTTTCGTCCGTAGGAGACACCTATGTCCATTCTCACCCAGGGCACGCAGGTCTTTGCCCTTGTTCCACCTTTGACCGGCACTGGCCCACTGACCGTAATGGAAGTTCAATGCGCCACCAGCTTTGACCCGGGCGGCGCGCCAGCTGACCAGATCGAAGACACCTGCCTGAGTGCCAAAGAACGTAGCTACAAAAAAGGCCTGCGCACTCCGGGTCAGGCATCGCTAGGTTTGAATGCCGACCCGAACAATGCCAGTCATATCCGCCTGCATCAGCTTTCCGAAGCAGATGGTGATACCAGCGTGAAGTGGGCGGTTGGCTGGTCAGACGGCACCGAAGCACCAACCCTCGACACCGGTGGTGATGACTTCGAACTGCCGGACACACGCACCTGGTTTGTGTTCGAAGGCTACGTCTCCGATTTCCCGTTCTCGTTCGCGGCCAACACTGTCGTGACCACCACTGCAACCATTCAGCGTTCGGGCGGCTCCGCCTGGATCAAGAAAACCACGTAAGGGCGACTCATGAACCTGAGTGAATTGAAAGCTGCCGGCGGTATTGTCGGCGGCGCCATGGTGAAAAAGGCTGTTGTCTGGAAACACAAAGACAGCGAGGGCAAGTCGCTCACTGATAAGTTTTTTATCCATGTCATGCCTCAGTCCTTCGGCATGATCGAGCACCTGTTTTCTTCCAGCGAATCCGAGCAAAGTCGCAACGCCAAGTACATTTCCACCTGCGTAACGCTCGGTCCTGATGGTGAAGAGGCGATTCCTTACGAGGACGCCTATCGCCTCGATCCTGGTCTTGGCTGGGCAATCCTCGGTGCAGTCCATGAAGTGAACAACACCGGGGCGGACCGCGTAAAAAACTGACTGCCGCCGATGAGTTCTGGCACGAGCTCGTGCTGAACGGAGTCGGCGGGCGAACGGTGGCAGAGGCCAAGGCCAGCATCAGTTACCCGGAGGCTATGGCCTGGGTGGCTTACCGAAATAAACACGGCTCATTCAACTTGGCTTCCCGCGGCGAACAGATGGGCGCGATCGTTGCGCTGCAAGTCAATCGAATGGGCGGGGGCAAAGCGGAGTTGATCGACTTCATGCCGCATCAAGAAAAAACAGGTGTCTCTCTCGAAACGGCCATGGCCGAGTGGGTTTGACCCGACTCTCAACAGGAAAGTAATCCATGGCTACTCGTTCGCTTGGCACCCTGACGCTGGACTTGATCGCCCGCATCGGCGGCTTCGAGCAGGGCATGGACAAGGCAGGCCGTGTCACCGAAAAGCGCATGAAGGAAATGCAAGCCAGGGCGGAAGAGGCTGGCAAGAAAATCGGTGGCGCGCTGGCCACCGTTGTCACTGCAACCTTGGGGGTCGGCACGGCCTCGCTGGTGATGCTGAAAAACACCGCGGCGGCCACTACCGAGACGGATCGCTGGGCAAAGTCCCTGGGTGTCAGTACAACAGTTCTTCAGCAATGGCAGTACGCAGCGGAACGCGCCGGTTTGAGCGGCGACAAGATGGCCGATATCTTCAAGGATATCGGTGACAAGATCGGCGACGCGGTCATCACCGGTGGCGGGGAGGCAATCGAGGGACTGAAAAAGCTCGGGCTTTCTGCTGAAAATTTGGCGGCCCTATCGCCGGATAAGCAGTTGCTGGCGATTGCGGACGGACTCAAGTCCGTGGGGACCCAGTCAGAGAAAATCAACATTCTCGAAAGCTTTGGCAACGACCTGTCGCGCATGCTTCCCTTACTCGATAAAGGCGGCGAAAGCCTTCGTAAGTACCTCGCACAAGCCAAGGATTTCGGCATTGCGATGGATCCGCAGCAGATTGCCAACCTAGTGCGTGCCAACGAGATTATCCAAGACCTGCAGGCTCAGGCGGAGGGGCTGCGCAACGAGTTTGTGTCTGGCCTTGCCAATGTTGACATGGGACCGCTTCAAAACTCGCTCGATGGTCTACGCGACATAGTTAAAGACCCTGGCTTCCAGCAGGGGATGGCTGACCTCGCTTCACTGGTGGTGAAGTTGACCGGTGCCGCGGCGACTGGGCTCGCACAGCTGCCGAACGACCTGCGAGCCATGATGGCCGACCTTGAGCAGGTCACGTCGTTCTTCTCCAGCGACAAAAAGAAACAGCACCTCGCAGGCGTAGCAACCGAGGAAAGCACTAACCGCTCGCTGGACGCCTACAACAAGGCCGACGGCAGCCTGAATAAATTCGCGGCTAATCCTACGCTGTTCGTGGGTGACCTATTTGGACAGGACCTGCAGGCGGCGAAGAAAGCATCAGATGAGCGCCTGGCCAGCTACAAAGCGTATACCGAGCTGCGCGGCTGGGGCGACCAGAAGCTGGTTGAAGGCAACAAACAGGTCGAGCAACAAGAGCAAAAGGTTACGGCTGCGCGGACCGGGAACAGCATTGCCACCCAGAAGCTGTTGGATTCATATGACCGCCTGAACAAGCTTCAGGAGGATCGTGCCGCTTTGGTGGCGGCCATGGCCAAGGATCCTGACAACGCTGATCGATATGCGCGGGCAATCGCCGCGATCGACAAGCAAGTCGCTCAGCTGAACGGCACGACGAAGTCTGCAACTGAGGCGCAGAGCAAGCTCAAGGAACAACTGAAACAGGCTGCCACGGCGTTCGATCAGTTGCGCCAAACATATGACCCAGTCAGCGCCTCGGCTGATGATTTCAGGAAGCAGACGACCCAGGTTGATCTGCTCCTCAAGAATGGAAAAATCACGCAGCAGGAGTACGGGCAGGCCACCGCGTGGCTTGCCAGCCAATTCAACGAGGCAGTCAATTCAGCGAACGGGCTTTCGCAAGCGATCCAGTATCAGGCCGATCTTGAGCGACAACTCAATAACCAGCGCGAACAATACGATGCCCAAGCCGCTGCGGTGGGTATGGGGAGCAAGGATTCAGATCGTTACCAAGAGCGCCTTGAACTGGAGCGGCAGACCAATGACAAGGTGCTTTCCTTGCGGACCGAGTTGGCCACCGCCACCACGGATCAGCAGCGCAAGGCGCTTCAGGACCAGATAGACCTTACCAACGAGTATCTGCCAAAGCAGATTGCTGCGATGGAAGACGGCTGGGCGAAGATGGATGCCGCCCAGGGTGACTGGGCTAATGGTGCACGTGGTGCATGGGCGGATTATCTGGATAGTGCCAAGGATGTTGCCGGCCAAACTCGAAGCCTTTTCAGTAATGCTTTCAGTTCGATGGAAGATGCAATCGTCAATTTCGCCATGACCGGGAAACTGTCGTTTGCTGATTTCGCTAAATCTGTGCTGGCCGACATGGCGCGCATTGCTGTGCGACAGGCCAGTTCTTCGGCGCTCAGCGGGCTATTTGGTCTGGCGGCCAGTGCAGCCAGTTCCTACTTCGGTGGGGGGGCGACCTCGGCGGGTTCAACGCAAACCGGGTACTCAGACACCTACTTTCCCCAAGCGACCCAAGCCAATGGTGGTGCATGGTCTGGCGGCGTACAGATGTTCGCCAACGGTGGTGCATTCACCAACAGCGTGGTCAGCAAGCCGACAGCATTCGGGATGTCTGGTGGGAAAACTGGACTGATGGGAGAGGCCGGTCCCGAGGCGATTATGCCACTGGCCCGGGATTCGCAAGGTCGGCTCGGTGTGCGCGGTGGTGGCGGCGGAACAACGTTCCACATGAGCTTCTACGTTGAAGCCCCAGAAGATGGTGGTTCATCGCTTGACCCTGCGCGCTTGGCCGAAGCCATCAAGGTCGTGTGCCGGCAGGAAATCGCCACCGCTCGCCGTAACGGCGGGCAACTCGCAGGGTAAGGAGAATTCATGCTGGAATTCACGTGGTTGGCCAGCTATGACGCCACCAAAACTGTTACTCCAACCGTCAAGGTCATCAAGTTCAGCGACGGTTACGAGCAGCGTCAGGGAAGCGGTATCAATCGCAAGCCGCGGAAATTTTCACTGAAGTTCACGCGGGGAACCGACGAAATCGATGATATCGAAGCCTTCCTAGGTGCGCGCGGCGCAGTTGAAGCCTTCAGCTACACCCACCCCGGCCAGCCAGCTGGGGTTTTTGTTTGCCGAGAATGGACGCGAACCGACATTTCCTTTGGCGTGCATGGCCTGTCGACGACTTTCGATGAGGTGTTTGAATGAGTGAGTTGCAAGGCCAACTCTCGCTGGCCACCGGGCTGGTTATTTGGGAGGGGTTCGATCTCGTATTGTCTGACCAGACGATTCGTTTCCATGCCGGGACCAACGAAAATTTAGGCTCGGTCATCTGGCAGGGCAACACATATAACCCTTGGCCGATTAACGCCGTTGAGTTCGCCACACCCAGTCAGGGATCGCCGGCGCGGCCACAGCTTCAGGTCGGCAACTTCGGCGGCACAATCTCTGCGCTGTGCCGTCAGTACGACGATTTACTTTGGGCAAAACTCATGCGCCATCGCACCCTAGTCAAGTACCTGGACGCGGTGAACTTCGCCGGTGGAAATCCATCGGCCAACCCTGCTGAACACTATCCCGTTGAAACCTGGTTCATCACACGCAAGGCCAATGAAACGCCAGCCGCGATTGAGTTTGAGCTGGGCTCACCGCTCGACCTGCAGGGCGTCAAGCTGCCGCGCCGGCAGGTGGTGGCGGGCACTTGCTTGTGGGCATATCGCTCGGGTGAATGCGGTTGGGCTGGCGGGCCTGTGGCGGATTATGCCAATCGCCCGACCAGCGACCTTTCCAAGGACCAGTGCAGTCGCACTGTGGCGGGCTGCAAGCTGCGCTTTGGCGCCAATGATGAGTTGCCGTTCGGTGGCTTCCCTGGCATTTCCCGCGTTCCGAGACTCTGACCATGAGTAAGCTTTTCAGTAAGTGCCGGGCTGATGCCGTAGCGCATGCCCGTGCGGAATACCCGCGAGAATCGGTCGGCCTGATCGTCAGTGTGCGCGGCAAGCCACGGTATGTGCCGTGCCGCAATCAGTCGGAAGAGCCGGACCACTTCGTCCTGCATCCGGAAGACTACGCCGCTGCTGAGGACAAGGGCGACATCGTTGCTATCGTACATTCGCACCCTGACGTGGGTCCTGAACCGAGTTTGCACGACATCGCCAGCCACGCGGTGAGCCGGATGGCCTGGTGGATCGTTGGTCTTAAGGATGGGATTGCAACGTGGCACGAAATGCCGGCTGCGGGTGAGATGCCTCTGGAAGGTCGGGTCTTTGTCCACGGCGTGATCGACTGTTACACCCTGGTGCGCGACTACTACCGGCAGGCACTCGGTATCGAACTGCCGAACTACTACCGCAAGGACGACTGGTGGCACAACGGCGAGAACCTGTACGTAGACAACTTCACCACGGCTGGCTTCGTCCAGGTTGATAGCCCTCAGAGTGGCGACCTGATCGTCATGGCCATCGGCAGTCCGACGCCGTGTCACGGTGCGATCTGGCTGGATGGTGACGTCCTGTTGCACCACCTCTATGGTCGGCTGAGTTGCCGTGAGGTGTATGGCGCTGCGTACCGTGAGTGCACGACGCATATCCTGCGCTACAAGGGATAGATCCTGTATTTATTCGCATCCGGCCTGTTAGAGTCGTCAAAACACAAGGAGGCTCAGCAATGCGGAAAGCTATTACAGCCTTGGTGCTGTTCATTCTGGCAGGGTGCACTACGCCGGGTGATCTGCTGAAAGGTGACCCAGCGGTTTCCAAAATTACCAATAAAGACCCGAAGGCATTCGCCCTGTGCGTTTACCCCGACTGGCAGGAGTATCAGTCGACAGCCACGATGAGCGAAACCACAGACGGATATCGCCTCGTATCGGGCGGCGAGATGAACGGACCGACGAACGATGTTCTCGATATCAAGCGCACCGCTAGCGGGAGTACGGTCAAGCTCTACCAGCGAATGGCCTGGCAGCAGATTGGGCGCAGCAAAGTAACCGAATCACTCAATCGCTGCCTGTAGATAGGGCAGCAAAAGCAAACCGCCTTCGGGCGGTTTTTTATTGCTCGGAGAAAAGTATGAGCGCCGCCAACAACAAAGCCATGGCCCTGATTTTGCTGTCCGGCAGCCTGGCCAAAGCCTTTGGCCGTCAGCACTTTCGCCAACTGGAGACCGGAACAACCATCGAGGCTTTTAGTGCGTTGAAGCACACTTTGCCGGGCTTCGAGGATTTCATCCGAGACTCGGCCCGGAAGGGCGTTCGTTACGCCATATTCCGCAATCGCGAAAACGTTGGCGAAAGGGAGTTCACCCTTAGCGGGACAACTGAGATTCGAATCGTACCAGTCATTTCCGGCAGCAAAACCGGTGGGCTGTTTCAAACGATCGTCGGCGTGGCTCTGATCGTTGCTTCGTTCATTCCAGGATTCCAAGCGCTTATGCCGGTTGGTATCGCCATGACCCTTGGCGGAGTCGTGCAGATGCTTTCTCCAGTGCCAAAAGCGGCCAGCCAACAAGAGCAATCTTCTTCAGAAAACAAGCCCAGCTACTTGTTCAACGGCGCCTTCAACTCAACGCAGCAAGGCCTCCCCGTGCCCATTGTTTACGGCCAGATGCTGGTCGGGTCCAGCGTCGTTTCGGTCGGCACTTGGGCGGAGGCAATTCCTGTATGAGTGAGGTCATTGTCGGCAGAAAGGGCGGCGGCAAGGGCGGTGGCGGTGGGGGCTCGTCGCGCGCAGCCGTAGAGGCACCGGACAGCATCCGCTCCAGCCAGCACGTCAGGATTCTGCATGTGATATCGGAGGGGCCGATCGCCGGCGTTCTGGGCGGCCCGATGGGTACCTATTTCGATGACGTCCCGCTTCAGAACCCAGACGGCAGTTATAACTTTGCCAGCGTGGGGCTGGACAACCGCAATGGGACACAGGGTCAGGCGTACATGCCGATCACTGGTTTGGAAGCCGAACAATCGGTGGGCGTTGAGCTGAAGTCTGGCGTTTCGATTGAGCGCGCCATCACTGATACAGATGTCGACGCCACGCGGGTCACCGTCAGCGTGCCGCAACTGTCCGAGCAGAACACGCAAAATGGCGACACCAACGGCTCGACCGTCACCTTCCGCCTGGAGGGCAAGCTGGGCACCAGTGCCTGGTTTCCGCTGTGCTCGGACCTGACGATCACTGGCAAGACCATGAGTCGCACTCAGTTCTCCTACTATGTGCGACTGCCGGCTTCGGGTGGATTGACGCGCTACATTCGCGCGACGCGGTTGTCTGCCGACTCGGGCTCGGCAGCCATTCAGAACCGCACCTTTTTCGACAGCTACACCTTGCTATGGGACGAAAAGTTTCGCTACCCGAATACGGCGCTGATTGGCATCTCGCTCGATGCGCAGCAGTTCTCCAGCATTCCGCGCATGTCGTTCTTGGTCAAGGGCATGCTGGTTCTGGTGCCGAGCAACTACAACGCCGTCACTCGCCAATACATCGGCTCTTGGAATGGCTCGTTCTATCGCACCTGGACCGATAACCCGGCCTGGATCTGGTACGACATGCTGACCAACACCCGCTACGGGCTGGGTGGCTTGCTCGATTCAGCCCTGATCGACAAGTACTCGCTGTACAGCATCGCGCAGTACTGCGACGTGATGGTCCCGAACGGCTACGGCGGCATGGAGCCGCGCTTTACCTGCAACTTGGCACTGACCACGCAGCAGGACGCCTGGAAATTGGTCAACGACATGGTGTCGGTGTTCCGTGCGATCTGCTTCTGGGCGGGCGGAACGCTGACCGCAGTGCAGGACGCGCCGCGCTCCAGTCGTTACCTGTTCAACAACTCCAACGTGGTAGGCGGCGATTTCAACTATCAGTCGGTGGCTTCGGATCAGCGCTACAACGTTGCGGCCGTCACCTGGAACGACCCGCTGCAACAGTACAAACAGTCGGTCGAGATCGTTGAGCGTCCTGAGCTTATCGCTAAATGGGGGTGTATCCAGCAAAGCGATGTGGTCGCCATCGGTTGCACGTCTCGGGGCCAGGCCCGTCGCCTGGGTCGCTGGTTGTTGTATGCCGAAAGCGAAGCGGTGACGTTTGCCGTCGGCGCGGACGGCGCGATCCCGCTGCCCGGCGACATCGTCGATGTTGCCGACGCTAACCGAGCTGGTGCGCGCAATGGTGGTCGATTGTTGCCGGGTAGCACGGCGTCGAGCCTGCTGCTGGATGCGCCAATCGGCTTGGCCGGTACAGGTGTCGTCAGCCTCATCACGGCCAATGGCTCGTATGCGAGGGCCGCGGTCACTGTTGGGGCGGGGGCAACGTCAATCACCGTTTCACCACCGCTGGCAGCCGATCCACTCGCTTCGACGCCATGGGCGTTCTCGACGGCCGCACTGGAAACGCAGAAGTTCCGCATTGTCGGTGTCAGCGAAGGGGATGACGGCACTTACGCGGTCAGCGCTGTGGCGTATGACCCGGACAAGTTCGACCAGGTCGAGTTTGGTACGCCGGACGTCGACAACCCGACCAGCATCGTCAACCTCGGCGCCCCGGCTGCCGTTGGGCAGATGACCTTCACTGAGTCGCTGTATGACACCGGCACCGGATTGGCGGCAGCACGACTCTCGGTGAGCTGGACGCCACCTGCCCGGGCGATGCGCTACCAGATCGAAGTCATGAGACCAGGCTGTAACTGGGAGTATGTCACCGAGATACCGACCCCAACTGTTGATTTCGATTCGGCATCCTCTGGCCTGTGGTCTGTTCGGATTACGCCGAAATCGGTGTTGGGACTTGCCGGTCCGGCTTCGCTGCAGACCTACAACGCCCAGGCGCTTCTGGCGCCGCCGACAGCACTGACGGGCTTGCGTCTGGACGTGATCAACAGCGTGGCCACGTTGGCCTGGGACCCAGTCCCAGAACTCGACGTGAAGCTGGGTGGCAGCATCTCCATCCGCCATTCGCGCAACACCTCGGCTAACTGGGATGCTTCCTTGCCGCTGACGGATGCGGCAGGGCGGTCAACTTCGGCGGTGGTGGCGTTGCTGCCCGGCAAGTACCTGGCCCGCGCCGTCGACTCATCAGGGGTTGGTGGGCCTGTGACTGAAGTCTGGTCTGATGCCCAGGTTCCTTTACCGGCCAACGTTGTGCTGACGCTCACCGAGTCGCCAACCTTCCCAGGCGTAGCGGTCAACGCCGCAGCCTCCGGCGGTGTTTTGAAAATGGGCGGCTCCGGTCTCTTCGACGATATCGCCGACATCGACGCGCTGTTGGGGGAAATCGACAAGATCGGCGGCTCGCTGCTGACGCTCACCTACAGTTTTGCCGCTCCGGCCGACCTGGGTTACGTCTATGACTGTCGGCTGACTGCCGATGTGGTGGCGGCGCTATACGACGACTGCACCTACATCGATACGGTGCCCGATTTCGATGCGATCGAAAGCATGGATGGCGATCCACCGAATGGCGCGATGTTGTCGCTGTGGGTGCGTACTTCGGACGTTTCGCCGGCAGTGTGGTCCGCCTGGAAGCCGTTTGTTGTTGGCGATTACCGGGCTCGGCTATTCGACTTCCAGTTGCGCGGCTCGGTCGAGCAAACCTCGAACTGGATCGACGTTTCCAAGCTCGAGGTGGTGATCGATATGCCCGATCGCATCGAGAGCGGGAACGACATCCCGGTACCGGTCGGTGGACTGGTCATTACCTACAGCCCGCCATTCAACGCCTCACCCGCTGTCAGCCTGACCGCGCAAAGCCTGGCCACAGGCGACTACTTCGATGTGTCCGCCAAGACGGCCACCGGTTTCACGGTCTTCATCCGCAATTCCAGTGGAGTTGCCGTATCTGGCCGCTCGATTGACTACATCTCCAAGGGGTACTGATTTATGTCGCAGCACGACATGACTATTGATAACGGCGCTGGCCTCCCGGTTCGGAACGACATCAACGCTGCGTTGCAGGCGCTGGCGTCGCAGAGCAGCGGCGCGTCGGCACCCAGCCCGACGTTTCCTTGCCAAGTCTGGGCCGACACCGCAAGCGGTCGGCTGAAGCGGCGTAACGCTGCAAACTCGGGCTGGTTGGATGAGGGCCCGCTCGATGCGCCATTGCGTGATGCAGCCAGTCAGGGGGAGTACGTTGCTGATACCGGGACTGCAAACGCTTACGTCTGCAACTTTGTCCCGGCCATCACCACTCGCAGCGAAAGTACGCCACTGCGCTTCAAGGTGACGAATGCCAACAACGGGGCCTGCACCATCAACGACGGAATCGGTGTTGTGGCACTTGTTGGCAGCAACAACTCCCCATTGCAAGGTGGTGAACTTGTTGCCAACGGCATTGCTTGGGTTCAGTGGAATAGTTCGGTCGGCGGGGGCTCCTACGTGCTGCTGTTCTGTACGGGGGCGACTCCGCGCACCGGTCACGGCCAATGTCGCCTGTCCGTTGTCAGTACATCGTCGCTGAAGCTTGCACCTTATGGTGGGCAGAGCCTGATTATCAACGGCGCGCTTCAATTGGTACCGTCTGCTGGCATCACCATTGGTAACGGCTCATTGGTGGCATCCACCAGGTACTTCGTCTACGTGTTTATGAGTTCTGGCGTCATGACGCTGGAGCTGTCTACTACCGGTCACGCCACTCACACCAACGGTGTCGAGATCAAGTCAGGTGACCCCACACGTACTTTCGTCGGGATGATCTACACCAATGCATCCATCCAGTTCCTGGATGCTCCCACGACTCGACACTGCCTGAACTGGTTCAATCGACTCAACATCTCAGCCACGATCACAACGAGCGGATCGCTCAGCTTTACCAATGGCGGTTCGGCGAAAATATCGCCAACCGTCGACCTGAGCTTCCTGTGCTGGGGGGATGAGGCGGTATACGCGGGACTCGACGGCTCCTATAACAACGTCACAACGACGACGTCTACGTCAGTTCGGGAGGCCATAGACGGCGTTGCGTTTGGTGCTGTGGCTGGCGCCTATGCCAACTCAAACGGCGGGATGAACTACTCGAGCAGCAACATAGACCTGCTTTCCGAGGGAATCCACATCGCATCTGTCTTTGCTGGCGTAAGCGGTGGTACTGGGACCGTCACGACAATGAGCCACAAGGTTCTCTTCAGGGGGTAACAATGGAACGTAAATCGATTGGCCCGTCTTTCTACGACGAGCTTGTTCAATATGGCGGACTGGTAGGCGAACACTTCTCGTGGGGCCCAGACGGTACGCTGGAGTTCTTCGACGACACCCCACAAGCCGTCATTGAAGGGGTACAGGCCGTGTATGCCGCGCATGACCCAGAACAGAAATCTTCTACAGAGAGCAAGGCACAAGCACAGGCAGAACTCGACAGGACCGACATGGTGGCACTGCGCTGCTGGAAGGCTGGGGTTCCATTTCCATCCACATGGCAGAAGTACACACAGGCACTGCGGGCAATCATTCGCGTCGCACCTGGCGAAATGCCTCCACCACTGCCAGCCCGCCCGGATTATCCGGCGGGCACATAAACGTCACCCGCCACCGAGCGGGTATTTTTTTGCCTGGAGAAAAGTGATGCCAGTTACTGAGAAAGACCGCGACATTCTCGCCCGCACTTTGTGGGGCGAGGCCCGTGGAGAATCATTGGCCGGCCAGATCGCGGTGGCCTGGACTATCCGCAATCGTGCGGACGACGGCAAAGCCAAGTCGTGGTGGGGCGAGGGCTATGCCGGTGTGTGCCAGAAGCCGTACCAGTTCAGTTGCTGGAACAAGACTGACCCGAACTATCAGTTCCTGATTGGCGTGAAGCAGATACTGTTTCGCGAACTGGCGCAGGCGCGGATTGCCGCTGACCAGGTTATCGA